CCACAACATTTAGAGGAAGTAGATAAGTTAGTAGAAAAAATTGCAACTGCTGAAGAAAAAATAAAAGTATTACAACAATTTAAATTATGAGTGATCCCAAAAAAGGAACTGGTAAAAAACCTAAAGGTTCAGGTAGAAGATTATATACGGATGAAAATCCAAAAGATACTGTTCGAATTAAGTTTGCAACACCTACAGATGCTCGTAAAACAGTAGCTAAAGTTAAACGAATATCTAAACCTTTTGCTAGAAAAATTCAAATTTTAACCGTTGGAGAACAGCGTGCCAAGGTTATGGGTAAATCAAAAGTCGCTGCAATTTTTAAGAAAGGTAAAGATGCTATCAGAAGAACTAACACTAATACATAAACTTAAAAAAAGAATAAATGCAACTTTGCAACAGATTGGTGATAATATGATCACAGGTGGTGTTGACAATATGGAAAAATACAAGTATTTATTAGGACAGGCACAAGCCTATCAAATAGTAATACAGGAAATCTCTAACCTGCTAAACAATGATGAAAAGGAGCAAAATGACGGAAACGTTATCGACATCAAAGGAAGTACCAAAGATTAAACTTGGTCTTCAAGATAAATACAAAGAAGAAAAAAAAGAAGAACCTCACGCAAAAAGATTAGACGAAAATAATATTAAAGAGGTAGAAAATCAGTTACCAGAACCGGTTGGCTACAGACTTTTAGTTTTACCTTTTACACCAAAAGAAAAAACTAAAGGTGGAATTTTATTCTCTCAAGAACAATTAGATAAAGCTAGAATCGCAACGACTTGTGGTTATGTTTTAAAAATGGGAGATCTTGCATACAAAGACAAAGATAAATTTAATGAGCCTTGGTGCAAAATAGGAGATTGGGTAATGTTCGCTAGATATGCTGGCGCACGTTTACCGATTGAAGGTGGAGAAGTGCGAATACTAAACGATGATGAAGTGTTAGGGACAATAAAAGATCCCGAATCAGTTCTTCATTACATTTAACATAGGAAGGAAACTATGCCGAC